ATCAGATACTTGACGTGAGTAGTGTGCATTGGACACTTAATCTCTAAACCAGAATCAAATATCAACCGGTCAGGGCTGCAACCAACGGTCTGCGAATCGTTGGTTACAAACCCTACTTCTCGGCAGATTAAATCTGTTTGGAAGCTAAATACATCCGCAGCTTCCGGCTCTAATTCGCGTCCACGCTTCATATGAAAAGTATCGAAGCTATCAAATCTTTTTTTAGCCATCTTCTCAGCTAATAGCTCATGCATGTACTTCTCGCTAGACGCACTAGGCTTACCCGTAGGAGTCAAAAGGTCTTTGAACCGACTCGCAGATGGCACTCCAAGACGTAGCTGAAACCACGCCTCAGAACCTTGTTCAACGTTGTGGATCTTCATTGAGCCGCCTGCTTTGCTTTCTTTTGCTGAAGTTGTTTTTTGGCCTTTTCATACTGCGATTCAGTAAGACGTTTCAAATTCTCTACACCGTAGACTTTTAGAAACGCTTCTTTGCTAGACTTGGTAGCATCTAACATAGCATCAAGGTGTGCGACCTTTTCGTCACTGATGTCTTCAATACCAATGGTCAGATCTTGGGCATCCGTGTCTTCGTCCGCACAGACAGCCCACATGCTTTGTGCTTGGTACCTCTTTAAATAGGTTGCCATCGAACCCAAGTCTTGGATCGGATTCTTAGATGTTTTAGGAACTTCTACGCTTGCTACTTGTTTTATCCATTGCCCAGAACTGTGGGATATCTGACTACTCACAGCAACATTGCCGTTGTAAGCCTCTACTGCTTGAATGAACGATAACCCATTAGCGGATGCTACAGGACGAATACAACCAAGAACTGATGTGAGATCAGCGTATTCATTCTTGAAGAAAGTGTTCTTCGTGTTTTTGCTTGGATTGCGAATCTCAGACTGTGCCTTAGCAAGCGCAGACGTTAATTCATTGATGCTTTCTGATTGCTCCATTGTCTTCTCCTTTACTGAAACGATTAAAGAATAAACGATTCATGCGAAGAAGTAAACAAAACTAAACATGTTAATTAGGGGTATCTATGGTATGATGGGGATTCTTCTCCCCTGTGCCTCGGCACAAACACCTCGGCCCACTTCGGTGGGCCTTTTTAATACGTCCAGATAACCGGCGTAGTTTGACGAATGTCTACATGGACAAAAGATTTGGCGATGCCAATACCAGAGAATCCGAGACGTAGAGCGTTAGAAACAATAATAAAGCGGTGAGCACCGTTGCTGATAGCAATATCAGCAGCGCAGCCTGTTGTATGCTGCCCTGGGGTTTGCTTTTTAGCTTCAATGCTATGCTTAACAGACCGATAACCGCTCGTAATGACAAAAGGAAAACCACATTCATGACGTAATGCGTCCAGGGACGTGACGAATTCTTCTTTGATTCCATTTTCCCCAGTCTCCTGGCAAGCAAATTCTTCTAACGTGAAATATTTAAACATTACTTATCCCTATGTACGGCGTTCTTTTTCTCATAGGTTCTCATTGCGCCCAATCCTAGCATACCCATAAGCACAGGCATCATAGTCTCCAGAGGTACCAGAGGTATAACTATGTCTATACTGAATAAAGCCAGCACAAAGTTGCTGAATGGGATGGTAATAAAGTTACCAAACATCCCAAGGCCGCATGTCCAGCCAATAAAAGGTCGCCAGCCACTAACAAATAACGACTTATGAGCCGCTTCTACCTTGTTGACTTCTAACTGCGCCTTCGCAAGCTCTTGAGCGTGATTCTCGGCCATTGTAGCGACTTCATGCGCCAGCCTAGCCTTCTGGTCTTTGTCCTCTATAAACTTGTCTAGGAGACCTGTGACCGGCCCTATGAGCTTGTCTATCACTGCTTGGCTTTACCTACATTCAGGGCGAGCATCTCTAACACTTTGTAGATCTTAGCAATGATCTTGTCGTCTTTTGGTGTAGGGGTTACTGCACAAATTGCACTACAAAGGGCGACTAGGGTTGTCGCTATTTCCAGATACTCCAGCATATTGATCTCCTATTTCGCAAGCCGTTACGATCTTGCCGTAGTTTAGTTTTTCTGCTGCAATCTCACATTCTTGCAAGGTGTCAAATTCTATGCGGTCGGGGCTTATCCAAGACCCGATCATGATGATTAAAATAAATTTCATGCTTACTTAAATCTGTTGTTAAACAGGTCAAACAAGGTGCGGATCTTTTCTTTGATCTGCTCGATATCGCTGTGCATTTTCGCTAATACGATTACTAGCGTGACGAAGCCGAACGCTATCGGCCAGATAGTTCCAATTGCGTCAAGTGCTTCCATTTCATCCTATTCTACCAGCTCACCCGCTGGTTGCAGTTCTTCTTTGATAGTGTTGACATAAGCCTGAAAGACTGTTTGTAGTTCGTTAGCTTGCATGTTTAGATTGCTAATCTGCGCTTGAATTTCTTGCATTCTTGCAACTTTGACTTTTACCGATTCCGATAAATCGTCAATTTCGTACTCTGTCTCGTCAATCCTTAGTGTCGCCATTTTCCTCTCCCTTTTTTAATATCCCTTGTACCGTTGTTGATTCGTAAATTCGTAACGCCAACCACAAAATAGTCATCCCAGCCGCAATATCTGGAAGCCAGCCAGCCAAAGACGCTATGCCGCCTGAAACGGCGACACCATCCATTACTGTCTTAGCTGCTTCTTCGTTCACCACGGGACACCTGATGCTTGTGTTGGGTTTTTCTGGGCCTCTATATTAGCAGAAAGTGATGCTTCAATCGCGTCCTTATCTACACCGCCAGCCCATGTCCAATTTAATGCGTCTTGTTCAGTCACATCAGCATACGGAATGTAATCGGGCGACGAAGGGTCAGGGGTAAAGCCAACGGTTCCATACGAGCTTGCGCTGTAGGTTGTGCCTTCGTTTTCTTGTGATGCAGTACACCGCCAATGACTTACGATGATAGCACCGTCCATATCTGCGGGTTGGAGGTCTCGCTCTAAGGTCGAGATAGTCCAGTTAAATGTTGCCATGTTGTTTCTCCTGTTAAGATTCTAGTGCCGCGACTTTCGCTTCTAGTGTTTCAATTCTATCCATTGCTTCTTGTAAGGCTTTAAGCGCTTTCATATATAAAACGCTGTACTTGACTGACTTCATTCCGTCTTTGTCTTCGCTTACAAGACCAGACATTCCTGAAGATTCTAATTCCTGAGCTACCACGCCAATATGTGTTTCACCTGTTGAGTCAAGCGTATAGCTCCTTACTTGAACCGCCATAATGTCATCAATCTGTGATGAGGCATCTACAATATTTGACTTTAAGCGTTCATCAGAAAGAGAGCCGTAGCTGTTGTTTGTGTTTGTGACATCTCCTGTGCCAGCAACGCGAAAAACCTCAACGCTAGAAGAATTGTAGGCAGTAATTAAATAGTTAGAATCGTTTGCATTTTGTATGCCTAAACCGTTTGTGGTGGAACTTGCAGAAATACTAGTTTTTGTAGTATTTATTTGGCTAGTAGTCCCAACCAACAAATTGCCGCTGGAGTCGATGCGGGCGCGTTCTGTGTTTACCGTGTCAAAACAGATTGCACCGTCATTACCGACCGAGGCAACGTCACGAATGAAGCGAATATTGGTTGCAGGGTTTGTGGGGGCAAGCGTGTTAAACGACTTAATCTGACCGTATGTTCCGGTAGAACCAAGGCTGGTGTTGAACGCAATAGCAGAGTTCCCACCAAACGCCAGATTTGCATTTGGAGAGGTAATTCCAATCCCGACGTTGCCTGCTGGCGAAATTTGCATAGCCTCGCTTAAAGTGGCGTAGTTGTACCAACGGAAGCTGTTGTCGGTATTCATACCTATCTGCCACTTGTAAGTGGTGTTCTGCAAGAAGAACACAAAAGCGCCTTCAGCGCCTGTGTCACTTGATCCAGCTTGTAGAGTTAAACTTGCGTTGTCGGTGGGTGCTTTAATTAAAAAGTCAGCGGAATTAGCGCCTGTTTGTGTGATGTTGCCACTGGCATCAATGCGCATGCGTTCTGCGCTGTTAGCTAAATCATAGAAGCGAAAGTAGTCACCATCATGCCTGTGACCAATGAGCCACTTTCCTGTGTCGTTTTCTGAAAAAACAATTTGTGGTGAATTATCTGTGGGCGTATTAAGGGTAAGAATACCGTTGCCATTTGGACTACTTGTCCCAATCCCGACATTGCCGCTTGCATCAACCTTCAATGAGTTATTTATATTTAAAGGACGAAATGCGGAAGCACCTCTATCGTATGCTTGGATGAAGCCTTCCGACCCGCCTGCAGACCATCCTAGCTCAACAGCATCATCGCCAACTACGTCACCAAAACGAGCATCGCCAATGACTTCGAGCTTGAAACCAGAGGTGATTGTACTCGTCCCAATCCCGACGTTGCCTGTTGTGGTCACAGTACCCGTAACGTCGATGCCTGTGGAATTAACCGTCAATTTGGTTGAACCAGCCTTCTGAATGAGCAAGTCACCAATGCCAGCTTGGTTGATAATTGAGTT